ATACTGGGGGAGATCCAATAATTGTTTTATCAAACGGCAGAAACAATTTACCAGGAAAAGAATTTGTTGTAGAAAATGCAGAACAAGATGCATCATCTTTATATTTAACGAGTACACAAAATTTAGATACATTAACATTATCAAAACAATTAACCGTTCATAACAATTCATTTGCGGGTTCTCAATTTGTTGGAGTAGCAGATAGAGTTGTTTTGCGAGCTAAAAGTGATGTTGCTGTTATAGATTCTGAAGAAGGTATTGTTTTAAATACGCCTAATGAAATTTATATAGGCGGAGAAGATGCATCTGAACCATTAGCACATGGATTAGTATTGCAACAAATTTTACAATTAATTGTGCAAGCAATTGCAGCAGGAGCTACAGGCCCGGGTGGTGCACCATGTGTAACTAATGCATCTGCTTTATTAGGACAAATATCTGATTTATTACCTAATTTAAATAGTACAAAATATAAAATAACAAAGACATAATATGGCAGTAGCATTTCCTTTTGATCAAATTACTAGTAAACCAGGTGCTGCAATAAATAAATTGCAAACTGCATTGAACAAGGTTATTGCAAAATTAAATCAAAAAGTTGCAGAAGCAATATCAAAATCTAATATATTACCTAAAAATATTTCTTGTAGCGATCCTAGAATCAATGAACTTAAAAAAATTTTAGAACAAATACAAAGATATATTGCACAAATTCAAAATATTTTAAGAATTTTAAATATCGTTATTCCTATATTAACGGTAGCTGCACAAATTGCATCGGTATTAATTAATGCACAATTAGCAAATCCAGTTCCATCACCCCCAGCGGTGGGACAAGGAATTGCTGTACAAAATGAATTGGTTGCAAATATTGCCAAAGCTTTAACCCAAGCATCTATTATTTTAGGTATTGTTAATGGTGCGGTTGCTGTAGCTTCAACGTTGATTGCTGCGGTAATTAATAAATTATCTTCAATTTGTAATTCAGAAACATTTGAAGTTAGTCAAACAACACAAAATGCAATTGATCCTGCTACTACGGAATCTGAATTTTATCGATTAATAAATGTATCACAAGAAGATATTGATTTGCGAGAAGATTTAATTGTGCAGCTACAACAAGATCAACGTTCTTTACTAGATTTATTAGAAGCACCAAGCAATGTTATTATTGGAACTGGTAATCAACAACCGGCATCGGATCAAGGTAAACAAGGCGATTATTTCATAAATCAAAATACAAGAACAATATACGGTCCAAAAATTTCCGATACGGAATGGACTCAGGGCATAAATTATTAAACCTAATATTTATATAAAAGTAATCATATGGATACAAAAACATTAGTAAAAGCACTTAAAGTTGCCGTACGCGAAGTTATAAAAGAAGAATTAACTGAAATTCTTCGCGATGGATTACAATCTACAATTGTAGAAATGGCAGATCTTAAAAGCGTAGCAAAATCTGTTAAAACAGATTCAGATAAAGTAATACGCGTTGAACCTAGAATGGTTAGTGAATCAGGAAGAAAATCAAAAGTACAATTCAATGATAATAAATGGGCTTCTGTATTAAACGAGACGGATAGTTTACTCGAACAAGAACCATTAGCAATGAATAGTTTTCGAGATTTAATGAATGAAGGTATGGAAGAAATTAAAATGAATTCACAAAATGCAGTTAATTTCGGAACAATGCGACAAAATATGCGCGAAGCAATGGGTGTTGCACCTACAGCGCCAAAGATAATGGAAGACCCCGAAACGGGTAAAACATTTGAAGTTCCACAAGAAGTACAACAAGCAATGACTCGAGATTATTCGGCATTAATGAAAGCAATTAATAAGAAGAAAGGTATGTAATGGGATATCAAGTTGTCACTGCTGCTGATGTTATTCGAACAACTAACGTAGCTACTTTAGGCATTTCATTAGGCGCAAATGGCAACGTTGTATTCGATTCAACATATACTAGTATTGAACAAGAATTTGCTAAATTAAAAACATTGTTGTTGACTCGAAAGGGCGAACGTGTAATGTTGCCAACATTTGGCACAGATTTATTAAAAATTATATTTCAACCAAATACATCCGAAATAAAACAAGATATTGTTGAATATATAACAGACCCAATCAATCAATGGTTACCTGATATTGAATTAATGAACATCGATGTACAAACAACAGATGATGATCCTAATTTAATTCACGATGTTATCGTTACAATAACATTTAGACCAGTTTATAGTGCTGAAGAAAAAACATTAACATTGGGTGTTAATCAAACTGGAACATTGACAGTTACCCCTTAAGGAAAAACATGGAAACAAAAAAAGATATTTCATATTTAGGTAAAGATTTTAATCAATTTAGAAAAAATCTAATTGATTTTGCACAACAGTATTTTCCTACAACATATACTGATTTTAATCAATCAGCACCTGGTTCTTTGTTTTTAGAAATGTCAGCATATGTAGGTGATGTTTTATCATATTACATGGATGTTAATTTGCGAGAGTCATTATTAGATCAAGCATCTGAACGAACTAATATATTTGATATTGCAAAGAATTTAGGATATCAACCAAAAAATGTTATTCCAGCGTACGTTACATTAGATGTATATCAATTACTTCCTGCTATTGGCACTGGAGTAAATGTACGTCCAGATTTTGATTATGCATTATCAATCAACCCCGGAATGCGCATTCAACAAAGTAATGGTGCATCTATTTTTAGAACAATGGATTCAATTGATTTTTCTTTTTCATCATCATTTGATCCAACTGAAATAACAATATATGAATCTGATCCAACTACTAAATTACCAACTTATTATTTATTGAAAAAACAAGTAATGGCAGTATCCGGCGATGTAAAAACTACATCATTTACATTTACTAATCCCGTTGCATATGATAAAGTAGTTTTACCAGAATCAAATATAATTGAAATTATTTCTGTAACAGAATCTGATGGCGATAATTGGTATGAAGTTCCATACTTAGCACAAGATACTATTTTTGAAGAAGTTCCAAATTTGGCAGAAAATGATCCAGATTTGTCACAATATCGATCAGGGTCTCCTAGTTTATTAAAATTACGTAAAACTGCAAAACGATTTGTTACGCGTTTACGTAGCGATAATCGTTTAGAAATGCAATTTGGTTCTGGAATTTCTGATAACAATGATCAAGAAATTATTCCAAATCCAACTAACGTAGGAAATGGGTTGGCAGCTTTGCGCCGAAATGTAGATGTAAATATTGATCCGTCAAATTTTCTATATACTAAAACATATGGACAAGCTCCATCAAATACTACGCTAACTGTTACGTATACGGTTGGCAATGGTATTTCTGATAATGTACCTGCGGGCGTATTAACTAATATAGTATCTATACAATTTACAGATGATATTAATTCTAGTACTAATGTAGGAACAACTACATTTATTAAATCTACAGTAGCAGTTACAAATGTTAATCCAGCAACTGGTGCAAAAACTGCAGATACTTTAGAAGATATTAAAAATAATGCATTAGGAAATTTTGCTACACAGAATCGTTTAGTAACACGAGATGATTATATTATTCGTGCTTATTCAATGCCAGCAAAATTTGGTAGTGTTGCAAAAGCATATATTGTTCCTGACGATCAAATCTCACAACAAGAATTTGAACAAACTAGAATTGCAAATCCATTAGCAATGAATTTGTATATTTTAGGATTCAATCAAAACAAACAACTTACTGCACTTAATCAAGCAGTTAAAGAAAATTTAAAAAATTATTTAAATCATTATCGTATATTAACTGATGCAATAAACATTAAAGATGCATTTATAATTAATATCGGTGTACAATTTGAAATAACAGTATTATCTAATTATAATAGCAACGAAGTTTTATTAAAATGTATTGATGCACTTAAAAATCATTTCAATATTGATCGATGGCAAATCAATCAACCAGTTATGAAATCAGATGTTACAAATTTACTAGGAAATGTCAAAGGAGTACAATCCGTAGTAAATGTAACGTTTAATAATTTATATGATACTGCGTTGAATTATTCAGGGAATGTATATGATTTAGCTGCGGCTACAAAAAATGGAGTTATTTATCCTTCATTAGATCCTAGTATCTTTGAAGTTAAGTTTCCTGATAAAGATATAAAAGGACGGGTAATTAATTACTAATTCCATATTTATACAAAAAAGGATCATCTATCATGGGCAAATTGTCAACGAACCGTGCTCAAATCGTTGCTGGAGGTTTGATATCAGCAAGTTTCGTATCAGATTTATATGATATATTTACCGGTGCAGTTAGCGAATCAGTACAATTAACTGGTTCAATGAAAATTACCGGTTCAATGATTGTTACTCAAGGAGTAACAGCATCAGTTCAAGGAACTTCAAGTTGGGCATCAAACGCAGTTACTGCATCATATGTAAGTTTAGTTGCGGGGCCTAATATTATTATAAATACAAATGGAACCAATTATGAAATAACTGGAAGTCCGTTTACATATCAAACTGATTCAGCATCATTTGCTTCTAGAATTACTACAAATAGTTCGAGCATTGCATTATTAAGTGGAAGTTTTTTAACTGATTCGGCATCATTTGCTTCTAGAATTGTTGCAAATAGTTCAAGCATTGCATTGTTAAGCGGGTCGTATTTAATAAATTCTGCTTCATTTTCATCAAGCATCGTTACAAATCAAAACAATTATTTAATTGATTCGGCATCATTTGCGTCTAGAATCATTATTAATAGTTCTAGTATTGCAACATTATCATCTAGTTATTTATCAACATCGGCATCATTTAGTTCTGGAATTGCTAATCTTGTAACAAATTCAGCATCATTTGCTGCAAACATAATAATTAATAGTTCTAGTGTTGCGATATTAAGTAGTAGTTTCTTAAATGTTTCTGCATCTAATTCTACTAGAATTTCGGCATTAGAATCTTTTAGTTCTAGTTTAGATACATCATATGCTAGCGAAATTCAATTTACATCATTTACTGCATCATACCAAAATGATTCAGCATCATTTGCTAGTAGATCAACGGCATTACAAATATTTAGTAGTTCAGTTGCAACAACTGGATCTAATACATTTAATGGACAACAAAATATTTCTGGAAATGTAACAATTAATCCTACATATAAAGTTTCATCTAATACAATTGAAGAAACTACAACGAATGCAGGAATTTCTTATATTGCTGGGACAAATGGACATAAATTTAATGGCAATGTACATGTTACTGGTTCTGTTAATATTTCAGGTAGTCAAACAATTAATGGAAATTTAACAGTTACTAGTAGTTTATTTGTTCCTGCAACATCACAACAAAATTTAAATAATGTAGTTGTAATTGATACCGGTACCGGACGATTATATTATACCGCATCTGCTGCATTATATGGAAATGTATCTGGTTCTGGAGTATATTCCGGAAGTTCATTTACGACATTTGCCGTTACCGGACAAAGTAGTATAGTTGCTGGAAATGCAACTGATACTATTACATTAACTGCAGGAAATGATATTGCATTAACAACGAATCCTGGTACTAAAACATTAACTATTTCAGTTCACCCAGAATTTTTGCCAACGGCATCATTTGCATCTTGGACTAGTAGTATTTATCTTGTAGATTCTGCATCATTTAGTTCAAGCATCGTTAACAATCAAAATAATTATTTAATTAATTCAGCATCATTTTCATCGAGTATTGCTACAAATCAAAATAATTATTTGATCAATTCAGCATCATTTAGTTCTAGTATTGTAACTAATCAAAATAATTACTTGATTAATTCAGCATCATTTAGTGCTAGCTTAGCAAATTATTTAATTGATTCAGCATCATTTAGTTCTAGTATCATATTAAATTCCGCATCATTGAGTGCTAGTATTGCTGCAAATTATGCATCGTATTTAATTAATTCAGCATCATTTAGCTCGAGCATTGTAACTAATCAAAATAATTACTTGATTAATTCAGCGTCATTTAGTTCAAGCATAGTAACTAATCAGAATAACTATTTAATTAATTCGGCATCGTTTAGTGCTAGTTTGGCAAATTACTTAATTGATTCAGCATCATTTAGTTCTAGTAATGCTGCATTTAGTAGTTCATACTTAATTAACTCAGCATCATTTAGCTCGAGCATTGTAACTAATCAAAATAATTATTTAATTAATTCGGCGTCATTTAGCTCCAGTATCGTAACCAATCAAAATAATTATTTAATTGATTCGGCATCGTTTAGTTCTAGTTTAGCATTGAATGTATTTAATTATCCTATCAATTCAGCATCATTTAGTTCAAGCATTGCACAACTACAAACATATAGTAGTTCATTATCAACAACTATTATAAATTATACGGGTTCATTTACGGGCTCATTTACGGGTTCAGCATTTGCTAATTTAACTGGTACTGCATCATATGCAACTAATGCTGGAAATGCTCAAATAGAATTGGATTCAACAAATGCAAATCGTTTTGTAATATTTACAACAAATAATACCGGACCTAATAGTCTTAAAGCAGACACTGGGTTTGAATATAATCCTAATACCAATACATTATCTGTTCCTAATATATCTACTACGGCAGTTGTAGGTAATTTAACGGGTAATGTTACGGGTAACGTTGTTGGAACTAGTGCAGACTTTACTTCAATAACTGGTTCATTGAAAGGCGATGTTACCGGTAGTTTAATTGGTGGCAATGTCACAGGAAATGTAAGTGGTAGCATTACCGGATCTTTAGGACAATTTGGTACTATTTCTAGTAGCATTGCAAATTTAATAACAATTACCGGAAGTTCAATTGTAACTGCAACTGCGTCGTTTATGATGTTAACGGCAAGTTTAGGTGCAACTGGTTCATTTACGGGGTCATTGTTTGGAACATCGTCTTTTGCATCACAAGCACAAATTGCATATACAGCATCTAATTTTAGTATGCCAGTTGCAAGATTTTCAAATAGTATCAACAACGTAACATTAACAAATAGTACGGATAATAACATTAGATTTAATACGACTGATTATAATACATCTTCATCATTCTTTGAATTAGTTGACTCTGGATTAACTACTGCAGCAGTTTATATAAAACAACCTGGATATTATGAATTTATTTCTCAGGTTTATTTAAATGGATTAGGTGCAGATGTTGATATATTAATAAAATTAGTAACAGGTGCTAGTACCGGTGGCGCATTTTCATTAGTATCATTATTTAATGATTATAAATCAGTTGAAGGCACAAATGATCAAACCGTTACCGGAATAGTTGTTGAATATATCTCAGCACCAGGATATTATCGAGTATGGGTCAATCCGTCAAATTCATCTATATCAACTATTACTAGTTATAATACACCACCTAGATTAACAGTGAAAAAAATAGGATAATATGTTCAGAATATTTTATGCAGAAAAAGATGCAACATTATACGAATCAGCTGAATATTATAATACTGGTCTAGATGAAATTTTAGAAATAGGGAAACGTTTAAATACGGATGGTTCTACTTATTTAAAATCTAGAGCATTGGTAAAATTTGATTTGAATGAAATCAATTCTGTATTATCAAAATATTCATTAAGTGCAAATAATTGTAAATTTATGTTGCAATTATTTACCACACATGCAAAAAATTTACCAGCTGAATATAGTATTGATGCAAAGATTGTTGCACAACCATGGATTAATGGTACTGGATTTTTATCTTCTACTACAGCAACACAAGATGGCGTAAATTGGGCAGAACCTCATGCAACTTGGTCATTTTTTCCATATACTGGTAATAATTGGATATCAGGTAGTCAAAATATTCAAGTAAACAATTCTAGTTTATATGTTACCGGTTCTGGTAAAGGTGGCAGTTGGTTATTTCAATCAGGTTCTGGAATTTTCAATACATCATTTTTTAATCAAGCATTTTTTTATCAACCAGGATTGCAAGAAGCAGAAGGATTTTCATATCGGCCAACTGATATTAATATGGATGTTACTGAAGCTGTTTTACTTTGGAAATCTGGAAGCGGTGGTAATGCAATTGCTAATAATGGATTCTTATTAAAGTTTTCTGATGCTGATGAATCTAATACTAATGTTGCGGGATATGTAAGATTTTTTAGTAGAGAAACTCATACAATATATGTTCCTAGATTAGTAATGTATTGGGATGATAGTAATTTTACAACCGGATCTTTACAAAATATTAATACAGACTCATACATTGTATATACAAATATTAAACCAACTTATAAAGATACGGAGATTGCGAAAGTAAGAATTTACGGTCGAGATAAA